AGTGCGTTTCTTGCGGAACCAAAGAAACCCGATCCTGATATGAGTTTACAGAACCTTCAATTCTGGAACTGTATGGACTATGGTGTGGTAGCTGTTCAGAAACAGTTTATTGGTAGTATGGACTATGAAGTCTATACAAGAGATCATGGTACAATGAAAGGAACCTATATCTGTACTATTGATAATTACCATCAAGATCCTGATGTAGTTGATTATGCAACATCAGAAAATCCTTCAGAGCACAAGTCGCATAATTTAATTGAATTAGTTAACGGACAATATTGTTTGTATCCTAATAATAGAACAAGAATCTATGATAATAGTTTAACACCTGAGAAACCAAAGATTCCAGACTTTAAAGTATCAACTGAGTATTATCAAGTTGAGAATGGATATGACAGAATGGGACTTGGTGATCAAGAAAGTTACTTCTGGAAAACTGCTCAGGAACGAGATAAATAAACTATACTCGCTTGTAAATAGTGCCAGTTCAACGTGCAAGTAAAGGATTCAAAGATATTTCAATGTCTTTTAAGGTAAGTCCTCTTACCTTTGATTTGATTGCAAATAAAAATGAAACTGCAATTGCACGTTCAATTCGCAACTTGATTCTCACCGCTCCTGGTGAGCGTCCTTTTAATCCTGAATTAGGATCACAAGTCAGTCGTTTGTTATTCAATCCCATGGATGATATAACGACTGATTCTTTAAGAGAGCAAATCTCGAATACAATTAATAATTTTGAACCAAGAGTAAATCTACGTCAAGTCATTGTTCAACCAAACTTCGACGTAGGTGAATATGATATCTCCATTCGTTATGACATTGTTGGGATAGAAGCATCTACTCAGCAATTATCATTCGCATTACAACAGACACGATAATGGCACTAGTCAACTTTGCCAATCTAGATTTCGATCAGATCAAGCAATCGATCACAGAATATCTGCGATCGAATTCAAACTTTACTGATTATGATTTTGAAGGATCGAATCTTTCAACAATTATCGATGCGTTAGCATATAATACGTATATAACCTCATATAATGCCAATATGGTATCTAATGAGGTATTCATTGATTCCGCCACTCTCAGGGAGAATGTGGTGTCTCTGGCGAGGAATATAGGTTATACTCCAAGATCATCTACGTCGGCAAGATCTAATATTTCTTTCTTTGTTGATACATCTTTATATGATACAAAACCACAAACAATCACATTAAACAAAGGTATTGTTTGCACCACCTCTACTTTTAACGGAGGTAATTTTGCATTTTCTATATTAGAAGATATCACAGTTCCTGTTGTAAATGATATAGCATCTTTTGATAACATTGACATCTATGAAGGAACATATGTAACATCTGAATTTACATTTAACACTTATGATCCAGATCAAAGATATATTTTAGACAATGCTAATATTGATATCTCAACAATTAATGTAACATGGAAACCATCTCAAAGATCTTCAGTAAAGAGAAAATATAATAGAGCTGATTCATTGTTTGAAGTTGATGGTGAATCTGCTGTATTCTGGGTGCAAGAGATTGAAGATGAGAGGTATGAATTAATTTTTGGTGATGGTATTTTTGGTAAGCCTTTACAAGAACCCAATTTTATAACTGCAACTTATCTTGTAAATAATAACTTAAATGGAAATGGTTTGGGAAGTTTTTCTTTTAATGGAAAACTAACAACCTCAAGAGATAACTTGTCAATAGAAGGAGGTATTTCTGGTATTACTGTCAACACTCCATCATTTGGAGGATCACAAATTGAAAGTATTGAATCTATTAAAAAGTATGCACCTCAAACATATGCGTCTCAAAACAGAGCAGTAACGTCAACAGATTATGAATACATTATTCCAAAGATATATCCAGAGGCTGAATCTGTATCCGTATTTGGTGGTGAAGAATTAAGTCCACCACAGTTTGGAAAAGTATTTGCTAGTATTAAACCAATCAATGGTGCATATCTTTCTAACCTTGTTAAAGATAACTTAAAAAGAGAAATTAAAAAATATTCAGTTGGTGGAGTTAGTTTAGAAATAACTGATCTAAAATATCTCTACATCGAAGCACTTGTTAATGTTTACTATAATGAAAATGATGCAAACAGTGAATCGCAAGTAACATCTATTGTTACTAATAACATTGATCAGTATGCGAATTCAACTGAACTTAATAAGTTTGGTGCAAGATTTAAATACAGTAAATTTTTGAATATCATTGATAGAAGTAATCCTGCAATCACTTCTAACATCACCACTATACAAATGAGAAGAGATCTTAGAGCATCTCTCAATACATTTGCAGAGTATGAGATTTGTTTTGGAAATAGATTTCATATTAAAAATCACGGACATGGAACTCATAGAGGAAAGATTGGATATAATATCAAATCATCTGGATTCCAAGTAAGTGGTGTTGCTGGCACTGTCTATTTGGTGGATGAACCTGATTTTAGTTTGGAAACTGGAACAATTAATTTAATCAGACTTAAGTCTGCCACAGAAGAAGTTGTTGTAAGAAGAAATGTAGGATCAATTGATTATATTAAGGGTGAAATTAAATTGAATCCAATTAATATAATCTCTACAAATATTGTGAGATCATTCCCATTGATTGAAGTTTCTGCTGTTCCTTTTTCAAATGATATCATCGGATTACAGGATCTTTATATTCAACTAGATACTAATAACGTAACAATAAATTCCATTAACGATAGAATCTCTTCTGGTTATGATTTATCAGGTTCTGATTATATCGTGTCTTCAAGTTTTGCAAATGGAAGTTTAGTTCGTGGTGAAATTACTAGATCCACTGTAAGTCAAAATCAACCAAGAACCACAACAACCACAACCACAACCACAACATCATACACCCCTACAGGCAGTTCTGGTACAGTCTCAAGTTCAAGTTCAAGTTCCCCTACATCAACACCTACTTATTCATACTAAAGACGTAAGATGATATCAACCGATTTACAGCGAGTACAGATTCAAGACATCATTGAATATCAACTGCCTGCGTTTGTTAGGGATGACTTTCCTCTTGTCGGTGAGTTTTTAAAACAGTATTATATTTCTCAAGAATATCCAACTGCTCCTTCTGATATTATACAAAATATCGATGAGTATGTAAAATTAGAAACACTTTTATCAGGAACGGATGAAACTCTTCTTGATGTAGATATTGAATTTGATGATGATACAATTAATGCGACATTTAATTTATATAATGATAATTTCGGTACTTATAAGTTTCCCGAAAGATATGGATTGATTAAAATTGATGATGAGGTAATTTTATACACTAGTAGAAGTAACTATCAATTCAAAGGTTGCATTCGTGGATTTAGTGGAGTCACTCAATTCAACACCGACGATCAAGAATTAACTTTCACTTCATCCGAAGCTACTTCTCACACTCAAGGTGCTAAGATCATTAATCTTAGTAATATTTTACTTAAAGAGTTTTTAGTTAAATTAAAAAGACAAATCGCCCCCGGATTTGAGAACAGAAGTTTTGATGCTGATTTAAATCAAAGATTATTTCTTTCAAGATCTAAAGATTTCTATCAGTCTAAGGGAACTGATGAGTCTTTTAGAATTTTATTCGCATCTCTATACGGAGAAAAAGCAGAAGTTGTAAAACCAAAAGAATTTCTTTTTAGTCCTTCTGATGCTCAATATAGAAAGACAAAAGATATCGTTGTTGAGGCGATAACAGGAGATCCATCTGAATTAAAAAATCAAACTTTATATCAAGATGCATATCCAGAGTATGACATTAACTCCGCGTATGCAACAGTTATTGATGTTGAAAAGATTTTAAGAGGAGATAAAACATATTATCAACTTAGTGTTGATTTTGATTACAGTAAAGATATAGATCTAACTGGTGGAACTTTACAAGGAGATTTTACTTCACATCCAAGAACAAAAAACACAGTTCTAGTAGCATCAGGATCTTCAATTATTGATGTTGATTCAACAATTGGGTTTCCTGATAAAGGACAGATTTCTGTTGCAGGTAATAGTGGTATTTTAACTTATAGATCAAAGACTGTAAATCAGTTTATTGGTGTTGGTTTAGCTCATACATCTATTTTTGGAACAAACTATGAGATTTCATCTGGTACTGAATTAAATCTAAATGTCAACGCATATGGATTCCAAGGTGTTAAACTGGTTTCTATTGCATCCACTGATGCTGTAAATGTTGGTATCGCAACTACTTCAAAGATTGAAGTTAGAATAGGAAATGTCTTAGCTAATAATATAATCCTTGATGAAACATCATATTATTCTGATAATGATAATATTAAAATCAAATCTCTTGGAATAACGACATATTCAAATAGAACCAGAAATTGGTTTGTAAATGTCAGTCCAAAATATGATGTTAAAAGTGTAACTCTTATTGACAGTTCCGATTTTACTTATAGAATTGAAACATTTGCCACAAATAGTTTTAATCTGGGTGATAGTGTAACAGTTATCCAATCTGACGGTGTAGGAAAGCAGGGAACTGTCATTGGTATAACAAATGGAAAATCTTTCTCCTTTTCAAGAGCTGGCAGATTAAGCGGAACAACTTTTAGTGTAAGAAGAGATATTTTAAAACCTGACTTGAGCAGTGTTAATTTAAAAAATTATTCTTACGTTGAAAAATCTTTTGCAAATATTCAAAACATCTACGCAAAATATAATGGAGATGTTTTAGTATCTTCTCCATCTATTCCCTTTTATCATGATAGTCCTTTAGATTTTTATGATAAAAAAATCTCTCTCGATGGTTCTTACAGTGGTGAGGAGTTTTCTACATCTGAAAATCATGGATATTTTACAGGAGATAAAGTTTATTATGAGAGTTATGTTTACACTGACGATGAAGGTGAGATTGTAGAAAGTAAATTTCCAGAAATAGATTCGGGAGTTTATTATGTCAAAAGAATTGATAAGAATAAATTCAAATTAGCAGCAAATGTAACAAATTTATTCAATAATAATTTTGTTTCTGTTTCTGGAATTGTTACTAACAATTATATCTGTTCAAATGATTTTTACAAAAAAAATCTTGAACATCAAAGATTGTTTAGAGAATTTAAAACACCAGTAAATGATGGTGTAAATCGCCAAACATTACCAGGTAAAACTGGTATGTTGATTAATGGAGTCGAAATTCTTAACTACAAATCTGGTGATAGCGTATATTATGGAAAAATTAATTCACTGACAGTTTCTTCAGGTGGTGATGAATATGATGTGATCAATCCTCCTATTCTTTCCATCCAAGACTCAATAGGAGTCGGTGCTACTGGAATAGTTAATGTTAAAGGCGACTTAAAAAGAATTGAAGTTTTAGATCCTGGATTTGATTACGTAACTAATCCAATAGTTACGGTTACTGGTGGAAATGGATCAGGTGCTACTGCTGAAGTTAATACTAAGTTTATTACACATTCAGTCTCCTTTTTCGCAACTGCTGATAATCCTCAAGTAGGATTGTCCTCTGATACAATTGGATTTACAACCTTCCACAAATTTAAAGAATCAGAAAAGGTAATTTATAGAGCGGATGGACAAACTGCCATTGGCGGTTTATCTGCAGATGCAGAATATTATATTAAAATAGTCGATTCAAAAACTATTAAATTATTTAAAACTGAAGGTGATTCAATAACGGGACTTAATACTGTTGACGTAACATCAAATGGTGTAGGAGTTCATAGATTTGAGTCTTCTGAGAGAAAACGTGTAATTTCAGATATTTCTGTAATTTCCTCTGGATCCGGTTATGAAAATAAGAAGAGAACAATAAGTTCGACTGGTATAAACACCGCTCTTAACACGATTAATATTTCTAGTCATGGATTTGAGTCTGGTGAAATTGTAACGTATTCAGGTAATGCCTCCGGACTAAGTAGTGATCAAACATATGTTGTTACTAAAGTTGACTCTGATAGATTCAAACTTTCCTCAGTGGGTGTAGGAACAACTGCTAAGCTTTTCTATTATAACACCAATCAATACGTTAATATCGATTCAATTGGATCAGGGACTCATGTTTTCAATTATCCTGAAATCTCTGTGGTTGTTTCTGGAAAAATAGGAGTAACAACCTTTAGTGGACAAGACTTTAATGCAAAACTTCAACCCATTTTCAGAGGTTCAGTTGAATCCGTTGACTTAACTGATAATGGAGTTGGATATGGTGCAAGTGAAATAATTAATTTCAATAAGCAACCTAGTTTTAAATTGTTAAGTGGAAGAGATGCAGAGCTTCTTCCTATTGTTAATAATGGAAAGATTGAACAAGTCCTAGTAACTAACCCTGGATATGAGTATAATTCTCCCCCTAATCTAACTGTAAACGGATCAGGAAGATATGCAAAATTAACCCCTGTTGTTGTCAATGGACAAATTTCTAGAATTATTATTGAAAGTCCTGGAATAGATTATGATAGTTCAACTACAGTCACTATAACCCCAAGTGGATCAGGATCAAAATTAATTGCTGATATAAATCAGTGGACTATCAATTTATTTGAAAAGTCTAAAGACATCATTAAAAGCGATGATGTTATTCTTGACACTGCTTTAGTGGATGATCGCGGTATTCAGGCTACACATTTATATGCTCCAAGAAAATTAAGACAAACTGTTTTTGGAAGAGTTGTTTCTCAGACTGGTGATCAAATAAAATACGGAGTAACCGATCTTAGAATTGATTCCTCCAACAAAGAAATAGAAAACAATTTCCACTCTCCAATAATTGGTTGGGCTTATGATGGCAATCCCATCTACGGTCCATATGGATTTGATACTAATACTGGTGGATCCGTTAGGGCACTTAGAAGTGGGTATAGTTTGATTGATTCATCAAATCGTCCATCTTTATCTGCATGGAAAAAAGGATTTTTCTGTGAAGATTATCAGTTTACTGGTGACGGCGATCTTGATGAACACAATGGAAGATACTGCGTAACTCCAGACTTCCCTAATGGAGTCTATGCATATTTTGCAACCATAAGTGATGGATTTGTTGAAAGTGATGGATCTTTTGAAAACTTTAAAATACCAGAATTTCCATATTTCATTGGTTCTACTTACAAGTGCAAACCAAACGAATTTAATTTCAAAAATGATTCCTATCAGGAAACATATGCTGTAGAAAAAAATGAATGGTTAAGAGATACCACGCCACTGGGACTTACTGTTGACAATGTATCATATGAGTATGTTACTCAACCTTATAAAATTTATGATGAAGTAATAGACATTACGGCAACATCTACTGGAGGAATTGATAGAGTCGGTATTATCACGGGTGGTAGTGGTTATCAAGTAGGTGATCGCATTGTTTTTGAAGAATTGCAAGGAGCAACATCAGCAAAAGCAAAAGTATCAAAAGTTTTAGGAAAGTCTATTTCTAATATTAGTGTCGCTTCTACCACAATATCAGAATTAGAAATTGTTCCAATTGACTCATCAGGAAGATTTGTAGCTTTTTCTACCTCTCCTCATAATTTAAAAAATACAGATTTGGTAACTCTGTCTGGATTTAACACTTCCATTAATTTAAATAATGGATCTTTTAACATTGGTGTAACAACTGATTTTCATAATTTAACAACAGGTGTTGGAACAGCTGGTGCTACAGGTATAATCACATATTTCTCGATAAGTGGCGGTATTATTGATCGTGGACTTCTCTCTATAAGAGAAAATGATATATTATCTTTAAACTCCGAAAAAGTTCGAGTTCTAAACGTAGACAACCTTTCTTCAAGAATTAGAGTTGAAAGAGCGGTTAATGGAACAGTTTCCTCCGCACACACCGCCACGACATCGATTAGAGAAGACAGTCGAAAATTCACATTTTTATCAAATAGAGAAAACAAAGTTAAGTTTGATCTTAACAAACAAATTTATTTTGATCCTCGTGAAACTCTTGGTGTTGGAACTTTAAGTGGTGTAGGAATTGGATCAACTGTTTTCTTCTCCAACCCTGGAGCAGGAATTACTCAATCATTCTTATTAACTAGAACACTTTTCTTACCTAATCATGAATTAAAAACTGGTGATGTTGTTGTTTATAATAATAATGGTGGAACGTCAATTGAAGTTGATTCTAACCCATCTGTAGGAACAACTTACAGAATCGCAAATGATACTCAATTGTATGTTGCTAAAATTAGCGATAATGTAATTGGTATTCAGACTTTTAAAGTTGGTATAGGATCAACTGGAACTTTTGTTGGTGTCGCAGACACGACAATGAATTCTGGATTATTATTCTTTACTGGAATAGGAACAGGATCTAACCACAGTCTGAAAACAGTCAGAGAGAATGTTGTAAATGCTGAGGTTTCCAGAAATAGAGTTACTGTAGCAACAGCCTCAACGCACGGACTCAATCTTGGTGATAAAGTTCAAATGAGTGTTACTCCAGGTATCACGACAACTGTTACGGTAAAATATAATGATTTCAATAGAAGAATTGTATTTAATCCATTAGGTTTTACAACGGCTGGGGTTAGCACCTCACAGAATACAATTACTATTAATGATCATGGATTTAACAATGGTGATAAAGTAATTCTTGACTCAAACCCAGCTCCTTCTGGACTTACTGATCAAAAGATATATTATATCTCTAGATTCACAAAGGATAAAGTGAGACTTTGTGAATCGAAGTATGAAACTGAAAAATTCAATCCTAGTTTTGTATCTATTGACATAGCAAGACAAGGAACTTTACTCCCAGTCAATCCGTCTTTAGATGTTTATGTAGGTAACACTGTTGTATTTGATTTGAGTGACTCATCTTTATCGTCACTTAATAATTCAACTTTATATTCCGCCTTTGATTTGAATCTTTACAAAGATTATAATTTCACCGATAAATTTGATGGCACTTTAACAAACGACGAATTTGAAGTTACTAAAACTGGAAAAGT